CATAGATCGGATCAGGGTCTGAGCCATCCGGACATTTACGGGTCGTGGGGCAGTTGCCGTTAGCATCCGGCATAGACCCGTCCGGACACAATTTGGGCTTATCGCAGCCGTAGACAGGATCAGGGTCTGAGCCGTCCGGACATTTACGGGTCGTATTACAGTTACCCTCTGCATCGGGCAACGACCCATCTGGGCAGGTCTTTACGTCAGGTATGCAGAACCCTAACGCATCGGGCTTAGTGCCCGGCGAACACTCTTTAGCGCACGGATCAAGTCCTGCAAGGACGCGTGCGGCGATATATACGAAGCCTTCCTCGCAAGTCTTAGGCGGCGGAGGCGGTGGGGGTGGCGGAGGCGGTGTAACTTCTGGATAAGTTACGACTGGGCCGTAATTAGTAGTGCCTCGTCTTGGACTAGTAGAAAAGTAATCCCCCATATTGACCGGAGCACGGCCTGTAGGGGGTACAAGAAGTGAACGATACCAATCTGCAAGGTCCGGGCTGGCTATGCCGCCCGGTGGCACTTGAGGCAGACGAGTAAGCGGATCGCGGTTTAAATTGTCGCCCTGTTCTGAACCGGTGCTGATAGCACCAGTGCGATAGTAATCAGACAGGGCGGGAGCGAAAGGGCGGAGATTCTCGAAATACTTCCGCCTCCTTTCTTCTTCAGACTCCAAATCTAAATTGCTGGCCGTTTCCGATATGCCGCCTTCAGCAAAACCCTCTTCACCCGTAAACACATTAGTTTCAGGTTCGTAACCAGCAGGCTGCACCCGACTCAACGGATAAGAAGCATTAGGCCGAGGGACAATACCGCCCCCAGCCATAGCGTATCTCCTGTCACCTAAACCGCTTAGCGGCTCTGACCTAGGTGGAGCCGTGGGTGGAGGCTGTTGATACTGTTGCCCCGGCATCTGAGTCTGCGTCTGGGGCGGAGTAACAGGCGGCGGCCGAGTGTAGTCAGGGTACTGTGTTGTCGTACCTTGATCTGTATACCCGCCACCAATGAAATACGGCTGCCCCGGTTCACCAAAGCGAGGGTTAACCTGCCCACGGCTAAACTGCACGTTGCGATACTGCGTCGGCTCCGGAGTCGGGATGCCCGGACGCTGCCCCGTGAGCTTCTGCTCAGCCTTCTTAGTGGCATAGAGCATGATGGCATCCATAATTGGATCACCCGAACGGAACAGTCCTTGTTGTCCTTGCGGAGCCTGTCCTTGTTGTGCAGTACCGGTCTGACCGCCGCCCAGTGCTCGACCTAGAAGAGCATCAAGACCGCCCGTGGAAGGACTTCTCCCAAGCGGAGCCTCAACCGTAGGTTTGACATCCATCAGACCGGGCGCGACTTCACCAAAGTCATCAGCACCACGACCAGCTTCCTTATAGCCAACAGGACCGGCGATGCCGGGGATCTTCCTGCCTTGCTGCATTCCAGCCGTGATACCGCCAAGCAATTTAGTCCCAGCGTAGGCTTTCATGCCCGCCTCAAGGCCCTTTTGCAGGTCGCCCTTGATAGCGCCGTAGGCGGTACCGGCTAGAAGAGCCGTGGTTTGAGGATTAGCAAGGGCTGCGGTACCAACGTTCCTAAGAACTTTACCGGCTGAAGTGAAGAACTTCAGAATACTGTCTAGCGCCCCTGCCTCCGGAAGCCCGGTAATAGGGTTACGTTTAATTGGTAGCCCGTTAGCAGCGGCAAACTCTTCAAGAGTCCGTACTTCATCAGGGGTCATGTGGACAAGGGTTGTGTCCTTGCCACGGCCTTGAGCGGCTACAAGGGACGCTAGCCCCGCCGCAGGATATCTATCGTTCATACAACCCCCGTGGGGTAAGGTTTCTTAAATGGTATCACTCGTTGGCCTCGTAATTCGATACCCAAGTGACAGTCATGATGATGGACGGAATAGCCGGGATATTGCCCGTAGCGGCTACGTAAGGGATGACCACGTTGGTATCGGCAGCCTCCCAAGCCAACTCAAAGTAGTCCCCTGCTTCCATCACCAACACAAAGTTCCAAGCCGCCACGATCTCGTTGTTGGGGCCGTCGATGACAATCTTGGTAGCCGAATCCGGTAGGTTAATCCCATTAATACGGGGCCAGATATAGACCGCACTAGCCGAACCGCCCGTCTTGTCTAACTGAGCCGAGAACTGGAAGTTGTAAACACCAGTATTACTAACAAAAATTTTAGACGTAGGTACGCCACGGGTAATACCAAACTCAGACACGACTGAGTTGTAAGTGAAAATATTAACGGCGTCAGCTACCGGATTCGTCTGCGTCGTCGTATCAAAATACGAAGCGTGTGCAGTTGGGGAATTAACCCGATTAGCGATCTGGCTAAAAAACAAACGCAGGATGTTGGTTAACTGATCCTGATATCGAACCTGATAATCAGTCGGGGCAACCGGCAAGTTCGGCGGCACTACACCGCGAGCGACGGTCATCGTCGTCCATCCGGTTTAACGTCAATACGCATCATGCCCATTTGCCACGCTACACCAAGGTCAGTTGAGTCCACACGGAACGCCATCTGACGGCCACGCACTCGGGTATAGACCTGACCGGTGTACTGCTGAATTGGGATCACCGATGTTCGGGTAACGGTCGGCGTATCGGCAGCGGTGTAGTTACTGCCTGAATTCTGACGGGGTTTAACGGTAAGCGTTACAGACGGATTGGCCCCGTTCGATCCCGTAAAGTTCAAGTCAGGCAGGATGCGCCAGACGTAGCCAAAGTTCTGACCGTCTTGAATGTCAAAGTCCGACGACTCAATAAACGCTTCAATCGGCACGGGCGGATTGATCGACGCATCGTCGTTGCCAACTTCATGCAACAAGACTTGGTTCGGAATCCTGAGACTGACAACCGTGTATTGAGTGTGAGACGCAGCCGTTGTTCCATTAGCGCCACGTACACACCCAGTAAGGGTATTGTTAACAATATTGGCGTACGTGATTTGCTCAGAATCAATCGTAACCGTGCCGCTTAACGGGTACGTCGCACCTTCCACCAAGGCAATCGTCGTAATAGACGAATCAATCGACGTAGCAAGGTACGAAGTCTGAATAGAGAACGCCGCGATTGGATAGTTACGCTGGGTATGCTCGGACCACGCCGTGCGATTGATATTGCCGTAATACCAAATACGCTCAAGGTAGTTATAGATTACATAACGATCATTAATAAAACTATTTGCTGACGGGTAGAACCACCAGACTTCGTTGAAGCCCTCGTTACTGCCTGCACAAACTTGATCAAGTTGATCGTAGTTGATGTCGTTGTAGACAAACTGACGAAGGGTGCAAGGCAGCGTTTCTACACGACCCGTATACATGAAGAACTTGTCACGACCCATCCAGTACGTGACGTTATTAACCGTCTGCGCTGCATTTTGCGATGCAATCGAAATGTCTTGATCAAGCAGTACAAAGTTCCACACAAACGGCGGTCCAATGTACTGCATCGAAAAGATGGCAGTATCTGTCCAAATCAGGATTTCTTGACGAGTATTCTGCGTAGCTACGATAAACGAGCCGTGAGACAGAGTTTGCTCACCAGACTGATTAGTAACTTCAGGCACCCACTCATACGGATTACCTTGATCCGACCAACGAACCAAAAGCGGATTAAATACCGTGTTGAAATTGGTCGGGTCGTATGGGGTTGAACCCATGCAAATCGTGAACTCATTTACCGGCGAGTCAATGATGACGTTAGTTTCGTTGGGGACATGGCGCCCTGCGAAGCTAAAAGAAACATCAGAAGCCGTAAGGGTGGCTGTAACTGCTGCCGAAAGCGTGACAGACGTTGAACCCGTCCAAGCGGCAGTTACAAAAGTACCCGTTGGAATGCCCGTACCTGATACAACAGAGCCAGTGTTAATGCCTGTGGCGTCAGCCACCACAATAGTTGCAGCGCCAGAAGCAGCCGTAGCCGTAGTTGCTGTCTTCTCTACCGTGTTGGCTTTCTCTTCAAGCGAAACCGCTCGTGCCCACGTAGAAGTATCTTTAGTCCAGAAATAAATTTCACCGCTACGCTCAGCAAAGATCAAATCATCGCCAAAATTAAACATCGACCAGAGTCGCATCGGGATACCAGCCGGGGTTGTCGCACCCCAACCACCACTACCCCACGGAGGACCACCCCAACCAACTTGGGTGGTGTAGACAGCGTTACCCGCGTCAATGTCGTACTGAGCAACGACTAAAGAACCGCCGCCGGTAGCCGTGGAACCCGCCGCCGTAGGCGAATAAATAACAAGAGAATTGGCACTTGGAACTGAGGCAACTTCAAACGCACCATTTAAAGTCAGGCTACCTACCGTCGTCGCACCTGAGAAAGTGACGTATGTACCGATAGATGTGCCGTGTGCAGTGGCATTGACTTGGACTGCTTTACTGCCAGCCGCCGTAGTAAACGGATTATTAGATAACGTAAGCGAGTTACCAAGCGGAGTGATGTCGTAAAACTCGCCGCCCAGTTCTACGTAAACTTTCTGGTTGGTGCCTACGCCTAGAAGATTCTGGCCGACAGCCGTTACCCAGTTCCAGAGATACCGGGCAACACCTTTATATGTGTAGGCAAAGTTAATATTTTGCCAACCGCCTAATTTTTCGGCGTAGCCAGATCGAAAACGCACCTTGTCGGATGCGAAGAAGCCGCCCTCGTTGGCATAGCTGGTTGATTCGCGGTTAACGCCGGGGCGCAGTTCTAGTTTCTGAAGTGCCATTACGAGACCCCTGACAGGTACAACGCCCGTTCGTCGTTGCGCCTTTTTACCAATCCCGGCAGTACTTTACCACCAGCCTTAGTCCATTTCAGAAACTCGTCAGCCGCATCCTCAAACTCGCCCCGGTTCGTCTTCATCCGAAGGGAAGAACGCTGGAGATTGCCAAGACCCACGTTGAAGGCAAAACTGACGAGAGAATCGAAGATTCCTTGATTGCCAACAGCAGCAGGGCAAAGTCGAACCACACCACGCTCAAACCGACCAAGGTCTTGAGCAAGTATCCAATCCACCTCGTCCATCGTGAGGATGCGGTCCCAGCCAGCGGGTATCGGTAGATTCTTGCGCTCCTCATACTTCACCGTCGCATGAGCCGGGTCGATCACATGGCCGACGCCCACCGTCCACAAAAGCGCCGGGCAGCGGTAAGGCTTAGTCCTCACCCCTTCGTGGTGCTTGATCATCTGAATGGCGGCGGGGCTGACTTTCACTTCTTGCCAAAAGCCTGTGTCCCGAACCAGAACGCAATAATTGAAGACAGAATCAGCATCTCGTCATCTGAGAATACCTCTGCCATTGCAGCGGCAAAGGGCACACCCGTGTTATAGGCGTACCAGACACCCGCAATATTGATGGCAACGAGTTCCAGTACAAAGATATAGGTCACGACCGGACGGACGCTGGCGCGAAGATTAATCATCCACTGGCTCGCGCCTTTGCCAATTTCCATGTCGTGCTGGTACAGGGCTTGGCGCTCTTCGCCCGCCGTCTGAGTCTGAATCTGCTCCAACTTGATCTCTTCTACCCGCGCTTGGGCGATAAAGCCCCGCTCAGCCAAAGCCAACTCGCGTTCCTTCTGAGCAGCGACGAGAGCCAACTCATGTTTCTTATCCTGCCGGTCTTGGAAGATTTGGAGGATTTTGGGTAAGCCGCCTGCGAGAAAGGATAAGAAAGTTGAGATCATCGTCATCATGCGGCTAACCTCCTACCGAAGTACTCACGCCAAATTTTGCAGTCTTCGGCATACTCAGTTTCTACAAATTCAATAACTTTGTTAGTTACAACGCTTTCCCCGAAGTTGTTTCTTTTATGGGCAATAACTAGCGGGCGTTCTTCTGCGTTGTGAAAATCTGAAATGCGCCTAATCTCGTTTTCGTAATTGTCAAAATCTAAAAGTTCCACACTGGGCAGTGATAGCCAATTAATTTGCGGTTCAAACACTAGACTTGAAAGGTCAGAAATACTTTTAAAATCGTCAATACAGTCTATAACTTGTTCGTAAGTCATGTGTTTGACAGTAGTATCCAAACTATGTTTATCAATAATATTGTGAATGTACGGTACGTACATATATTTTACGTGCAAAATTGCACTTACAAAACGATCTACAGGATTCCTAACAAAAGCGTAGTGTTTGTAATTTTTTAAATTTGGGTATTTGCCTATGGCTACTTCTGGATATTGGTGAACTACTGAATGGTGGAAATCAGTATAAGTATGCCAACCCGAATGCTGTGAACCATCCGCATTGTCAATTAAAAACGCACGAGCAGTAAACGTCCCGTTTTTAGGCGGTAGGAACAAGCAGCGCAATTTATCTTTATTAAAGATCATTACGGCTCTACAGGCAGTGGATTAATTAAAATCCAAGACAAAGTAGCTTCGTCCCAATAATACGTTTTTGGCGGTTGTCCGGTGTTTGCATCTTCAGGCAACGGTACAGGCGCAACCCATTGGGCCGTATTAAGGTCTAATGTCCACGACGGATAAGGTGGTCCGGGGGAAACAAAAGCGTCGATATCTTCGCGGTAGGTATAACCAATACCAGCGTAGTTTTTACGAATATTAGCGTTATAGCTCGTTTGTTTCCAAACGCCACCAAAAAGATTTTGGCAAAACGCTACACCTAAACTCTCCGACTCATTACCGTTTTCATCAGTAATTTCAGAATTAGAGACAACAATAACGCGGAGCACTATGTTGTTCTCGTTCAATTCAGCAAAATGCGCCATGTTATTTCTCCAAATACAAAGCGGTTAAACCTTCTTCCTCACCCAAGTAACCGGTCGGGAAGGTGTTAAACGCCAACGAAACACGTTCTTCATCGCGTACAGTTTCAACCATGTGAGTCAGGCGTGACGGGAACAGCAATAACTCACCCGCACCGATGTCAAACCACCACGCTTCACTGTTGTAAAGATTCCATTTATCAGTCGGCAATTTGATCTGTTGGTAGTCGTCACGATAAAAATAAATCTTGTCGCGTTCTTTAGCGGCTTTTAAATACAATACGCCTGACACAAAAGAATTCGGGTGGGCGTGTTTATGGTGGTACTCACCGGGTTTGGTGTAGTTAATCCACGATTGCGTCAATCGCAAAGATACGGCGTGTTTTGGGGCATAGATTGTGTTCAAATATTCAGCAATACAAGATTCCGTAAATTCTCGTAACTTTGCCATTGTCCAATGACGTAAAACATACCTATCAGTACTGACTGTATTTCCCGTGTTTTTACGAGTTGGTTGGTTTTCTATAAACGCCATTTCCTCGGGGCTAAAATTGCGCCCAAGTTCAAACTTACCTACCGCTGTCGGGAATACACTATAGATATTCAAAGTTATAACCGAGATTCTATTTCGTCTAACTGACGCTCTAACGCCTTTTTTTGTTCAGGTAGCAAAATTGTGTTAATGGATTCTTCAAACTCACGAATTTTATCAATCGTATCGTAAATTTCTTGTTCTGAAGGTTGTGGTCTTGGGTCATCCCAAATGGTAAAACCTACACCCCCGGTCCATTCCCACTTAGCGCCCGGTCGCAAAAGATTAATTGCCGTATTAAGTCCGACTAGTTGATATGGCTTCATATTTGTAAATTAAAAAATGATTGAGCCTGTGGCCGTAAATTGGTAAATGCGGTAGCCGCCAGACACGGTATATGTCGGAGAACCGGTAGTGGTCGCCGGTCGAAACGTGTCCGAATACCGGATAATTACGATTCCGGAACCGCCAGAACCCGAGGGGTAACCAGATTGTCCTGCACCGCCACCGCCGCCACCGGTATTAGCAGTACCGCTGTTTGGAAGGAAACCTTCTCCGCCACTTCCTCCGTTTCCACCGCCGCCAGCGCCGCCAATACCTCTGTATAGGCCGTAAGAACTACCAGCGCCACCACCGCCGCCAGCGCGAGTAACTGAAGAGCCAGTGATACTAGAAGCTGAACCGTCACCGCCATTACCACCGACACTGCCAGTATAAAAATCATTAGTTCTACCGGGGGCACTAGCACCGCCACCGCCGCCGCTAGCGTGGCCGCCACTAAAACCACCATCTCCAAATATGCTATTCGCGCCCGAAAATCCCTCACCCGATACTGCGCCGCCACCGGGTTGAGTACTAGTACCACTGGGAATCTGATAGCTGCCAGCGCCGCCTCCCGAACCGCCATACCCACCGGGTGCTTGTCCAGAATCAGGCTGATTACTACCACCTCTTCCGCCGCCTGTAGTTGAAGCGACATTCTGAAACACAGAACTTGTTCCAGCAGTATTAGTAGCGCCACCGCCGCCAACGGTAATTGTGTAAGCACCAGAACCTACAGAAGTACCAGAACCAGTTTTATACCCACCGGCTCCACCACCGCCGCCAGACAAAGAGCCTGGATTTCCATAACCGCCGCCGCCAGCGCCAGCGACAATAAGCCAATCAACACTTGTAGTTGGAGGTAGCCCGTACGACGAGCCAAGCACCATCAAATGAATTCCACTCATGTCAAATTACCTGATGCAACGCAAAGTGATGGGTTAACAAACAAAATAGTAGCAATGCCGCGAGTAGCCAAAGTTAAACTGGCTCGGTCAGTATTGGTTCCGGCAAGGTACGCCGTTGTAATCGGGCAGTTAATGCTGATGTTGCCAGTCGTATCGTTGTAGATAGAAATGGCGTTACCGGCCACAAACGTGTCGTTCGGTACCGTAATACTGCCGCTAGTACCAACCGTGACGAATTCGCCAATATCCGAGACAGACAAGGTATAGGCCGAAGTTTTTGCAGCACCGACTGACGGGATATTACGAAGATTGCCGTTAGCGTCCGATGAAGTGGTGAACGTGCCAGTCGTACCGGTAACAGTTGTGATATTGGCTGAACTAAATCCAGCCGTCGTACCGGTAACAGTCGTAATGTTGGCTGAACTAAATCCAGCCGTCGTACCGGTAACGGTCGTGATGTTGGCTGAACTAAATCCAGCCGTCGTACCCGTAACGGTTGTGATGTTGGCACTAGCGGCTTGAAATTGCGTAGTAGCCTGAGCGCCCATGTTTGTGGCGCTAATCGTCGTACCGGTAACAGTAGTGATGTTGGCACTTGAATAACCAAGCGTAGTTCCGGTCAGCGTCGTAATACTAGCCGACGTTGCATTCAGCGTAGTGACCGTCAGGCTCGTTGGAATTGCCGTCACATAGGTCGTGGCTGCAACAACATCCGTGCCGTTTGACACTAGAATAAGTTTTTCACCCACTCCAACAGAAACGCCGGTTTGACCGGCTACCTTCACCGTTACCGCGCCCGAGGCGTTGTTATAGACGAAGTAGAGTTTCTTATTGGTAGGAACAATCAGGTTGGTACTAGCCCCACCGGTTCCCGTCAGTTCAATAAACATGTTACGGGCGACACCGGTCGCACCGTTCGGGATGGTGATAGTCGTATCAGTGCCAGTAGATACGGCCTGAGTGACGTAACCTGAGATGGCCTGCTCAATGAGCGTGCCGAGGTTCGTGTTTGTGGTGTTACCCCACGTACCGGCCTGATCGCCTGTGCCGATAAGCTCAAGGGCCAAATTAGTTGAATATGTACTAGCCATCTTTAATTACCTCACGCGGCGATTTGTGTCCAGTTCGCATTCTGGTTAGTGTTAATTAATCCCCATACATTTACTGCGGGTGACTGCGAACCGACAGAACCTGTCGCAGAAACTCCCGTAACCGGGTACGTAACTTCAACTGCTACTGTACCAATTTGACCTGTCCCAGACACCCCTGTAACAAGGTATATAGAGTTTTGAACCGCATCGCCAAGTTCAGCAGTACCTGCAACACCTGTAACAGCCAAAATCTGATCTGTTACGAACGATAGCGTCCCGGTCTCTCCAGTTGCCTCAAGTCCGGTTACAGCCAGAACCTGATCAGTAAAGACGGCTACATCGCCTAGTTGTCCTGTCGCCGCAAGCCCTGTTACAACTTGAGTGTGCCCGGAAATAACAAAGACAGTACCAAGCGCACTAGTTCCGACAAGTCCCGTAACCGACAAAATCTGGTCAGTGACAAACGATACCGTACCAATCTGCCCAGACGCAGAAACGCCCGTAACCGGCACAATAAGTTCAAGGAAGATCGTTACATCGCCAGTCTCACCTGTTCCTACAACACCATCTTCAATAACAATGGCATCAGCAACGACAACTTCATCACTCAGGATTGCTTGAGCTTCAATGCCGTTTGCAAGTACAACAGTCTCAGCTATGACAACAACTGAACCAAGTTCAGCGTTAGCCTCAACTCCAGTAACTTCAAAAGCTACATTTATGTCAAACGAAACTGTTCCTACCTCACCTGTTCCAGTGAAGCGGTAATAGGTTTCGCCCCAGCCTTCTTCGCCCCAGCCACTTGTTGATGAACCAAAGCCGCCAAGGACAATGGTTACATCAGTGACTGATCCCCAGCCTAGCTCACCCCAGCCACGTAAACCCCAACCAACCGGGTCTGGCACGGGATTTACCTACTTAGGCGATGCGAAGAATTGCAGTCGAAGCAGCGGCGGCAGGGAACTGGATGGTGAAGTTACCAGCCGTGGAGGTCTTGTCACCGCCAAAAGCCAGAACCGCAACAGCCTTGTTACCTTGCGTGGCGTTGTAAATCAACGCACCGTTCGCCGTGATCGTCGCGCTCGGGAAGGTCAAATCATCAAAGTCGATGAAAGACGTTGTGCCCGATGAAGTCGGAGCCTGCGAGATCGTCAGCGTCAAGCCGCCAGCCGGATAGTTCGTGCCAGACGAGGAAACCTCATCCGTCGTGCTATACGCCGTTGTAGCAGCACCCAACGTGGCCGAAGAAGTGAACAACGCGAGTTTGAACACATCCGCAGCAGCCGAAGCGCGAACGACACCTGAACCAAAATTGTGTACGCCCTCAAGGATTTGAACCTTGAAGCTCGTCGCCATTGCCTGAGTAATAGCCATTATAGGTCTCCAATTAAATGTGCAATTTCCGAATAACCCTGTTTATCTAACTTCTTGCATATTTCCTTACGCTCAGCCTGTTGTGCTTCACTAAGGTATTTAACAAGCCAATAATGCAGGGCTTCTTTCGTATCAACGCTGAGAATACGGTTGGCCGCACGCTCTGCGATCTCATCTACAGTATGCCCGCGATGATCCGTGGTCTGTACAAAGACATCACCAATTTCTGTATTTCCGCTAAACATCAAGTCACCGGAATCCTAACTTGCCCAGAACGATACGCATCCTGACGATCCAAACCATCGCCAAGACGTTTGAGAAGTCCTAACGACTCCTGATATTTATTTTCGTAATACTGCATCAAATCCGGATCACCTTTGAGATACGTGTAGCCCTCACGGATACAGCCGTAAAGAAGTACCGTCTCAAAGTTATCGCTTAACCACGTATTACCTACGTTCACAATAGACGCCGGGTAATAGTAGTAATGCAGTTCAGCCGTATATGCCTGATCGGGAGTCGGTCCAAGGATCATGGTGTTGTCGTCCCAGATCGCGTAGTACTTGGGTTTCCCGTAACTATTGGGCGGCGGATACGCAGCGCGGATGTAGTTCACATCCTTGTTCAGCAAGTACTCGTACTCACCCGTGATCGGATCAATCACGGCCAGCGAAAACGTCGAGAGCCAGTCAGAAGGCAACTGAAAGTACGGGAAAGTATTCGTCATCGTTCCCGTGACGTTCTTACGGATGGCCGGGATTTGAACGGAGTTGTAAATCCGCTCTTCAGCTAACTGCACAAAAGTCGGGATATTAGCCACGAAGCTCTGCTCCGTAGACTCACAGTAATCCTGAATCAGTGTAGAAAGCTGCGTGTAATTCACGGAGACCAGCCCGACCGATACTTAGCGTTGTTCTCAAGGTTGATCTGCGACACGAACTTCTTACCCTTCGTCGCAGCACCAGCACCCTTCATATCCATGTGGGTGACGCCCTTGTTTACGTCCTTCTCCGGGTAGCCATTACGCCCCGTCGAGTCGGTGTTCGGTCTGATCTTGCCGGGATTTAATTCTTTCATGGCACTTACCTCGGGCCAGAGGACTTACGGACGGGGCTGCGCTGATTCATGACCTTAGCCATGCCGCGACCGTACTTCTTCATGTCGCTGTTGGTCTTGCCACCAGCACGCATACCGTGAGCTTTACTCGCCGGAAGCGAAGCGTGTTTCTTCAACGCTTTCATTGCATCACCGTTCTTCATCTCAGTCTCCTAGGTCGTAACGACCGTCACCGTTCCTACTTCACCGAACGGCGCTAAATCATTAGGCGTCAGTCCGGCATCATCCGCTCTGGCCCCGCCCACGGGTGCCCAGCCCCATTGTATCTGACGGCTACCATTGGCACCGTCATTACCGACCGCAAAGTAACTCGTGTCCGGTCTCGGGTTCCGTAGAGCCTGCGGGTCATCCACAGGATACAGACCAAGAGACAACTGGGGTTGGTCAGGCTCCCAGCACTCCGGACAGACCAAGATATTCACGTTCTTGGTCTTGATCACAATCGACTTCAACTGGCGCAGTTTGTACTGAAACCCGCACCGGTCGCACATCGCAATCGCGTGTTTGCCACTTGCGAACCTGTTTGGCATTAGTAGCCACCCAAGAAGCTCTCACGCGGGACAAACCGCACCGCCGCCTTTTCTCGGTCCTCACCCGCCGCCAAGTCCCAAGCCTCGTCGTACTGGGCTTTCAGAACTTGCGTGCGAGCTTCCGCGCCGGGAATTTTCATCGACAGCATATAGGCCAGACCCGCCACCATGCAGGGCAAAAACCGGAACGGGATATCCTGTCCGTTCACGCCCGTACCGGGGTCAAACATCCGACGAAGACGGGTGTAATACAGAATCCAAGTTGTGCTGTTGTCGGGCTTCGGCCACACCGTAAACTGCGGGTAGACAATGACGTTATCCGCACCCGTGGCTCCCGTACGTCGATTGATCCAAATCTGAATCGGGCGACCCGTCGCATTCTTGTTCGGGATGGAGACGTAGGTGCTGGACGAAATACGGCTGATGTTGATGTCTTGCTGATTCAATCCAGACCCCGTGCGAATCACATGGTCAAGCAAGTCAACCGTATCCACGGGCAGATCGTACGTCCCTTGGTTGTAGGTCAGCGTCTTGGTGCCCTCCTCTAGCGTCCAGAGGTTAATGCCTCGGTTTGACCAGTCCATCAGGAGCAAAGCAAGACTACGCTTCGACGTACGGAAGTCATAACCCGTACGCAGTTCAGCACCGCAACGCTCAAACGCCTCTTCGATGATCGTATTGAGGTCGAGGTTGAAGTCTGTCGTAGCTGTAGTCTTGTCTACCATTACTTCCTCGCTGTCACTACGTCGTCACCCTTGGTGACGGTGACATGATCGCCCTCAACGTCCACTCGCATCGGCATTTCTTTCCGATCCAGTTTATCGAGTTTGGCGATAAGTTCGTTGATGACCTTAAATTCTGGTTTCTCTTCCTTCTCGACCGTGCCTGCAATCCCGTTCAGCATTGAGATCAAGGCGGTTAGAGACGCACCAAGCAAACCCATGACGGCGGCAATCTTGTCGTTATCCAAGAAAAGACTAGAAACAACACCGATCACGACGATGGCCGTGATGTACTTTAGACCGTCTTTGCCAATCGCTTTACCAGCAACAGTCTTCGCAGACGCCTTGGCCTCAAGCCGATTTAACTCGGCCTGAACCTGCGCCTTAAACATTTCGATGTCGTTTGGTTCGATCACTTCTTACTTGCCCCTTTGACGATACGCACGGGTTTTTTGCGAGATGCCTTTGGGCTGCGCGACGAACTGCTTGCCTTGGGCTTTTCCTTTTCGCTTGGCGGCAGTGGTTCGGGCGTACTCAGCAGGGCTGAGAGCTTTAATCGCAGCCTCTGGTAGATACCTTTCACCTGTGTCAGAAGATCGTTTACCACTCTTTGTCCTCCACTTCTGGGCAGTCCATGCCTTTAATGACTGCTGCGGAGCCTTCATGACTTGTACCCGCCGCCTTTCTCTTTGTACCGCTTAGCCAGCAACTGTGCCTTACGAGCCGACCATTGGCCTGCCGCCGTGCCCTGCACAGCACTATTCTTGATGCTGTTGAACAATGCTTTACGCATACCGGGCTTGGAGTAGTTACCAGCTTCGTTGACCTTGCTCTTGACCTTACCGCCCTTGGCGTGACGGATGGGGCGATCAGTACCCTCAACAATCTCGTTGTCCCCCCGCCGTTTGGCACGGGGGATCTTCTTCGGACTAATCGCGCCCATGCCTCGGGAAGCCATCATACGACCTTGCCTCGGGTCTTACCGCGCTGAGCAACGCCATCACCACGGCAACAAGAGTCCATCTTTCCGCCAGTACGTGCTGTACGTACGTTACGGGTAAAGTGCTTGATGGACTTTTCTCGGTTTTTTTCGTTGATTTCAGCGCGTTTCTTCTTAGCCTCGTAATACTTCTTAACGAGATCCTTACTCTCTGCATCACGACGTTTCTGCTCGTTCTGCTTTTTACGCTCTTCAACTTGAGCCATCTCGTCAGCAAACTCTTCTTGAGCAGCGCCGGGACCGATGATGATCTCCTCGATCTCACCGCCCTCTGCATACTTCTTCGCACGAGGCTTCGGAGGCTTAGGCATACGTGGCATCTTGATAGACGAAGCCCCAAAGCGGGGCATCTTCTTTTTGAACATACCAGCCGTGTATTTGGGGATTCGCATAGATGCCATGATTAGACCATCCGACCTTTGGTCTTACCTTTCTTGGCGATACCGTCAGCACGACGCGAAGCGGAGGAAACCGAACCGCCCTTGGCGTACTTCTTAACGTCGCCACCGTGCTTCATGCCCTCAGACTTACGAACTTTGTCAAGATTCGCCAATCTACGAGCCGCTTCTACACGGTCAACTCCCATATTCTTCATGACGTCTTCTTCACGACGGCGACCAAAGATGTCACTAAAAGCACGTAAAGGAGCGGTAACACGTTCGCCATAGCTGCTAGTTGGGTCATCATAACGGCCAGAACCAACCCGAGCCGAACCCGGTTTACTGCCGCGACCGCCTGAACGGGCACCACTAGAAGTTGGCATCTCAACCTTGGTCTCAGTCTTAGTTACACGACCAGCCGGGGTATCCGACTTTTCGTAATTCTCGATGAACTCTTTAGTGCTCATTTTGCGGGTTCCACGCGACTTCTCGCGCAGTTCCTTGAGCAAGCGAAGGTTGGCTTCAGCCGAACGATCCTTCCTATTTTTATAGGCTTCCGGATCAAGTCTGCGAATCTCAGCGCCGACCTTTCCATACTTCTCTTCGTCGGTCATACCGCCTTCGGCCATCTTATTGATTTTGCCGCCATGCTTGAACACGCCACGCCCCTTGAGAACGTCAGCACGAGTAACCTTACCGTCACCCGTCAGATCAGGCATACCGCCGCTTCGCATTTTCTTCACCGGCTTTTCATCCGGCATATCAAGGCTCATGCCCGGAGCAGCTACAGAACGACTGTAAATACCGCGAGGGCTGGTGGGACCAGTTGATTTACGAGTTTTTGGACCACTGCTCATTTGCAAACTCCGCCCATCATCATGCGAACAATCTTGCCCTTGGTCTTGCCCTTCGTAGCAACGCCGTCAGCGCCCTTGCGATAGACAGAGCCACCACCGGAATAGGCCATACCGCCACCGGCCATCTTTTTGACCATTGCACGGCCCATCTTGTCAGCCGAACGCTTCTTCATAGCGCGACCGGCCTTGTCAGCCATTTTAGATTTCATCGTCCCGCCTTTTTTAGCGGTACGAATTTTATCTGAGCCGGGAAGCGGAACCGGGGGTTCATACGGTTCAGTTCTAGACGAGCCGTAATTAGGGTTTCTCGGTGATGGCCCCGGTTTAGCACCTTTACCAAATTTCATTTCGATTTACTCCTGAATTTGCGGCCCTTGTCGGCCTTGTTAAATTCCTTCGCCACCTTCATCGGAACGCCGACTTTCTTAGCAAAGGCTGGGTTATGTGCGGCAGCGGCCATAAGATTACGCTGTGCTTTAGACTTGCTTGGCATTGTGATTCACTAGTCGGTCTATCTTCTGCTCCAGCCGATCAAGCCGGTCAAGGAGCATCTGGGCATCGGCTCGGACTTCCGCACGGGTGACATGATCACGAGCCACTTCTTCTCGGGTCTTGTTGAGGAGAATCCCCAACCGCTGAAGTTCAGCGAACTTTTCTTTCACAACAAAACCCAAAACGGCCACGATTCCCGTAAGAACCATGTTCCAGACCAGCATTTCCATCTCAACAGTTCCATGCTCTGAGGGACTTGTTGATACGACTATTGGGATCATTGGCGGTCTTGGCACTCGTGAGCTTTTTCTTCATTCCTGACATTCTTGCGCAGAATGATTTCTTACGAGCGCCGCCTTCCGGCTGTGGACGTTTCAGCCCCGGCTTACCGGGGTTAGCGGCGTTATACGACGCCCGCCCCTTGGCATTTAAACCGCCTTTTGGGTTTTTGCCTTCTTTGCGCTGCCAAGCCGGGGTTTTAGCCATAGATCACCATCGTCGAGACTACGGCTGACGGGACGATATAAATACTGGTCTGAAACAACAGACCTTCGCCCGGCATCAGGATGTAGTCAGGACTGGTTGAAGACGCCAGCGTATTTACGACAATTTTGGTTGGGCCACTAGCGCCACCATCACGAAACGTAACCGTACCGGCACCTTCGTCAGGAACAATATAGATAGCCTTGACGCGAGAACGTCCAATTACGAGGCTATTTTGATCCAGCATGTCACCAGCAGAAGTGGCGACTTTACTGGCTAAGACATCTGTTTGCATACCCATCTGAGTCTCCTGTAATGGATTAAGGGGGCTAACGCCCCCTACGAAATCTTACGGAGTCAGGCTGGAATACAGCGCGATGTACTTCGTGACGCCACCAACAACGACCGGGATATAACCGGCTTGAGCCGAAACCGTGCCAGTAGCAACGCCCTGAGTTACGACGGTCGTACCAATCACGAGCGTGTTGGACTGAAAACCGTTCTGAGAAACAACCGGGCCGGAAAACGTAGTAGTTGCCATTTCAATTCCTCACATGCGAGTTGTGTTTACCAGTCTGCATGTCGTCAGTCGGGGGGCTGTCTGGTAAACAAAATTTTTCCCGATAACGACTGTATATCACCAAAAAAGAGGGGCTACAAGCATTCCTACCTGTAACCCCTCAATGCTAGCCCTCTAGGAGAAACCTATTAGGACGCGCCCGGCGAAGCGAACATGCCCAGCGGGTCCGACCAGCCGAAGCTATAACGCTCGCGGCTCTTGTACCGGACGTTGCCGGTGTCGAAATCGCCGTCCATGCTGTTTTGCAGCGGGGTACGGACAAAGTGCTTCATGCCGTTCGGAACGTCGGTCGTCAAGAACCAAGCGTTCGTGTCGGTCAAGAAGTGGTTCACGGTGTAACCGCCCGGAATCGAACCCATCGCCTTGAGAGCGTTGATGTCGTTGTCAG